TACATCAACCACAAAATCATCTATTTTTGTATCAGATTTACTTGCTAATTCTTCAAGGTTTTTAAAACCAGTAGACATTTTACTATAGTCTAAAGATATTAAGCCTTCTATTGTATCTTTTAATGGATTAAGCCATTGTTTCATACTTTCCCAAGTGTTTTTTACTGTATCTCTTATTCCATTCCAATTTAAGGTCCATGCTGCAGCTAAGAGTGTAATTCCAATCATTAACCAGGTAACTGGATTCATTATTAAAGCTATAGCTTTTGGTATCATGAGAATTCCAAGTGTTGCAGAAAGAATTTTTGCAATACCAGATACAAAACTTCTGACAAAAACTTCATTTTGTTTTATCCATTCACCAATTTTTTGAACTCCTTCAGTAAGATAATCAAGTATTTTTGTGAAATTACCTGCAAAAACTCCGCCTAATCTTCTAAAAGAGTTAATAGCACTTTGAAAAAATCTGTTCCAGGCTTCATGTAGATTACTCATCTTTTGTTTTAATTTTTCTTCAAAACTCGAGTTACCAATTTCTTCTATAGTTTCTTTATATTCATCAAAATTGTTGACTAAACCAATAAGAAGAGCATTTGCTCTATCAGTCAAGCCCAATGAATTCATATAAGTGTTGATTTCTTTAACACTTTTACCTTCAGTTACTTTATTTATTTGAGTTAATATATCTAATAAACCCTTAAAATTTCCCTGACTATCGTATATTTTTATCCCTGCTTTTTCTACAAGATCACCTTTTTCTCTTAAATCTTCATATACACTTTCAAGCATTGTAGATACTTCTGCACTCTTACCACCAAATATTTGAGTACCCATTGCATAAGTCATCATTACAGTATTTAATTCTTCTCCAAAAGCTTTAGCTGCATTAAGAGGTCCACCTATATCAGTAGCTAATTCTTTAAGTGTAATACGACCTTTTTCAACACCTGCGAACATAACTTTTTGAACATCATCAACATTTTTGATTTCATCTCTATAATGTCTCAATATTGTCAGTGTTGCTGATGTAGTAGTAGCAACATCTGCATTACCTACAATACTACCTTTCGTAGAAGCTTCTAAAATATCAAAGGCTTTTTTAGCATCATATCCAGCAGATACGATATCATAAGTCGCACTTGCTAAATCTGTAGCAGCTCTTCCATATTTATTAGATAGATTAACTACATTTTTTTCTATTGTTTTAAAAGACATATCTGACATTGTTTGAACGTTTGATATTGCCTCTTCTAATTTCATAAAAGATTTAGCAGCAGAACCAACAGTTGCAACTACTGCAGCTAAGGATACTGATACTGCTTTTCTTGCTAATTCTGCAGTTTGTTTTATTTTAGATATATTATTTCTAACTTTATTTATTTCTCCTGAAGCTTGATCTTTAGCTTTTAGTATTATATTCAATTGATCTTGGGTTAATGTCATAATTATCCCCCTTCTCGTTCTTTTAATTTGAGCTTTGCATGTTTAATTCTTTTTATTATTTCTATTTCATAGTAAGGTTGATCTTCTATAGCTCCTTTAACTGGAAAATGTATAATATTTCCATTATGGTCTAAATAAAGATCAATTTTCCCCTGGTATTTTTTTATGTACTCAAATATTTCTTTTTCGTTATCTAAGAGCTGAACATCTTCCATATCTCCTGATTGCATTGCAAACATAATCATATTTACTACTGCATCATTGTTTTTTATGATTAAATTCTGAAATAATCTAAACTCTTTCAAAGCATCTTCAACAATTTCTTTAACTACTTCATACTTTAATTGAGAGACAACTTTCCTTTTTTTATAATCTATTATTTTAAGATCATTAATGTATTCAATATATGAGGTAAGAAAATTAACTATATTAGATTTATTAATAAGCTGATTGAATTCGTAGATTGTTATATTTCTTGGGCTTTTTGTTATCAAAGTATCTTTTTCATGCTTATATACTTTAAAATCCATAATTATCTCCTCATTTTTGTTATTATTTTGTCTTATTTGTTATTGAAATTTATCTCCCAATTAAAATAAAAAAAAGACCCAATTAATCAGGTCTTTTATCGTATTCTTTCAATATATTCAAAATTTTATATACTTTATTTTCAACTTTCCAAACATCTTCAATTCCAAAATTTATATACTCTTCATAAATCAAATTATTGTGCACAAATTTACTTAAATAATCATTCAAATTTCTAATTTCTGATAAATCAAATTTCAATAAGATTTTTGAATTATTTTTTAATTCATAGTTTGAAATTACTTCTTTAATTTTATCTTCTAAATTATTACCTTTTATATTATTTATAATTTTATTCGCTAATTCAGAATTTGATATATTTTTATTAAATAAACTTATATCATGTTCTTTATTTTTAGAATAAAAATTCTTTAGAAAACTTTTTAACTCTTTTATATCTTCTTCATTTGTTTTATACATCCAATCATATTTATGAAATTCTTTAGAAATTTTAGATATATGATCTAAAGAACTTTTAAATTTATCTTTTTCAGTCAATCTTTTAAATATACTTTCTAATAAATTTCTAAATAAGATCATAACAGATAAATTATTCCCAATAGATTTATTTTTCTCAATTTCTTCTAAAATATTATATTCTATAGTAGTTAAATATTCTTTGAATTTTGAAAAATTACTTTTATCATAAATTCGATATTCAATCAGTTCATCGTCAAAAAACTCAATTGAAAATTGATTATCGCATTTATTACAAGTAAAATCCCAAAAAGTACAATTAAATATATTTTTTAAATAATTATTAGCATATTTAATTGCTTTATTTTTATTATAGATAGAACTTAGTTTATTAAATAATTTTATATTATTTAAATTATGTATTTTAACATCATTTTTTATTATAATAGTATGATTTTGATTCATACTACACTTTTTACAATAAATTTTTTTGTTTAATTTATTGTTTAACGTTATTTTTTTAGTATTTAAAAATCTAATGCTTATATTATATGTTTCAACGTAAGCAACTTTATTGTTTATAATACCATTTATGAATGAACTAATACCTTCCACGGCATCTTGATTATTTACTTTATCTGATTTAATAGGCTCTAAGGCTTCCCATTTAAATTCATCAATTAAATTCATGCAATCACCCCGAACCTATTATATAATAAAAAGGGGCTCGATTAAAGAACCCCTTAAAATTACTTCTTATCTTTTTTTAATTTTTTCTTTATTCCATATATTTCTTCTATCTTAGTAACTATTTTGTCTCTGAGCTCTGATTTCATTGAAGCCAACATTTTAGGGTCAAAAGCTTCAGGACTTCCAGAGATTTTTGGCTTCCATGAAGTAATAGATAACTGAAGTAAACTGTTAGAAGCTTTTATTGCATCTTTTGTGTTTATAAAAGCCTCTCCTGATTCTGTATCTACTCTCATATCTGAACTTGTTGCTGATTGATATTCATCCAATTGTTTAGCTGAAAAATCTCTCTTGACTTCTATCCAAATACCATTTTTTTCGTTTTCTTCGATTTCATCTTCTGCTATAACCTTTACTTCTGAATCTCTCTCAACTAAAAACAATTTTATTTTTGCATTTTCATCTACAAATAGTGAATTAATCATTTAAATTCCTCCTGTTTATTTTAATAAGTGCCTGTTGTATTCATGTAGTCTGTGATTTTTATAAGATCAGTTCCATCGTCTGGAAGAATAGCTTCCCATTCACCAGAAAGATTTATCTTTTCTTTTCCTCCGGTATCATGTTTTATACTTGTAAATTTAGCTTTTGGTATAAATATTTCTATTTTTTCACCGGTTCCATTTTCTAAGAGAACACCTATGCTAAAATCTTGATCATTTTTAAATGATGTGTATTCTCCAGATACTGAAGTAGAATCAAAAATCAAATCAAGTGAACCAGTGATTTCTAAATCTTGTGGATCTATAGCTGATCTTTCATTAGTTCCATCAGGTCTATAATCATCACCATCAAGGTTGTTGTTTAAACTGATTTTCATATTACTCCACCTTGAGGCACTGGTAACGAACTCGTCTTTATAAAATCTCAAATCTTTAAAAACGAATTTATTTCCAAAATCTTCAACTGTTGCTGCATCTGTACCAGAAGCAATTTCTTCTTTTTTAGATTCAACGCTTATAGATAACTTTGGTCTTTGGCCAACTGTGAGATCAATGTCAAGTGTGTTTATTTTTGAACCTGGATATAAAAATGTTTGGCCACCTTGATTCTTTTCGATAGTAAAGCTCGGTAAATCATCTGTAGGATTTGCTATCTGATCTATTGGAGTAAGTATTGTTTTATCTGTATCTAATGTTGCCTTACCTAAAGCACCAAAGAGAATTAATCCTATTGATTTACTCCACACTTCTAAATCAATGTTTCCCCCTGCTGCTTCTTTATTTCTGTTTAAATCTTTTTTACCTCTTTTCCCGTAAAGTGCTTCTGACGACTCCATTTCAACATTATCAGATAATGCTTCTGAAGTTATAGGGAGCAAGTTAGTTAAATCTGCAGCTGTTCCAAAAGAACTCTCTTTCCCTATTTTTACTTTAGTTGAAGCTCCTGTTATTTTAGGCATTGCTTGTTACCTCCTTTCGATATTTAAAAACAATTTCTGATTGTACGTTATTATCAGTATGTATAATTTGATATTCTGGAAAATCAATATCATTTGTTGTCAAATTATAGAAGTCATTCATTATTTGATCTGATAACTCTTCAAGATCATTTTCGTTTCTACCTTTTATAATTAAAACTATTTCTTTTTCAATTTCATTCATTCCAGGGGTTAAAGGATTTAATTGTCCTTTTAAGGGTAAAAGAACATTACCAACTGCTTGATCTTTAAGAAGCGAGCTTGATATACTCACATTTAAAGAAGATAAAACACTTTTAATTTCTTCTTTTACTGTCATTTTGAAGCCTCCTTTAAAGCTTCTCTTATTCTTTTAATAATAATATCTTTATAATTTTTATGTATAACCATAAAAGGTCTTGCAGGAATATTTTTCTTTTTACTTCCTAATTGATGAACTACTCCATACTTAACTCCGGTATAAACTTGAGCGAAATGCTTCCCATGTCTTGTATTTATACTCTGTTTAAGTCTGTTATGAAATACAAGTATAGGATAGGCAGTACCTTTTTTCTTTTGTTTATATTTTTTATATCCAGGGCTTAAATCTTTCCATTTTCTTTTACCATCACTTTGAGTATCAAAAGAATGAAGAACAGAATTTTTCATTATAATACTGCTATCTCTCATTACTGAGGTCATATTAGAAGTTCTATTTTGTAATTTAGATAATTTTCTTATAATTTGTTCATCTTCGACTCTGATCTCCATACTAATAACCCCATTTTTCTAATTCTTCTGTAGATATGGGCTCAGGAGAGGAAACTTCTACATTAGAATTGATAGTTTCTTCAATATTTGTTGTTAAAGCTCTATACGTTGAAATATAAGGCTCTGCTGCTTCAACATTTCCTATTCCTAACCAAAGATTATAGAAGATATAGTTAATTACTGCTTCTTTTTGTATTTGTTCTGATTTTGTAGGTATTAATGAGGCTACAATACTTATCCCGTCATCTATTAGTTGTTGTAAATCTTGATCTCCATCTGAAAGTGATCCAATTAAAGTATCTGGAGCTCTATTTTTAATTTGTGTAGGTGTTAATTCAATTGCCATAGAAATCACTCCAAAAAAGAAAAGCCCAGATCATAAAATCTGAGCTTTTTATTATTGATTATCCTAATGTAACGCTAACTGAAGCTATAGCTTTACCATTTCTTATATAGAATCCAGGTCTTGAATAAAGATTTAGTTCTTTATACATTCCACTTTCTGGAATAGTTTCCCAACTGAATGCTTCACCCATAATAGGGTATCCACTTTTATTGATTTTGAAATTGACAAAAGCTCCATAAGCTACTTGGATAGCTGAAGCAGATATAACAGAAATTCTTTCTTTTCCAGATTCTGTTGGGAAATAAGGCTTAGTTGTTCCATTTTCATCTGTATATTCGCCAAAATAAACATAGATAGGTGGTAATCCTTTAAGTCTTATCACCTCTCTAACATTAGGAGCTGTATTCATTTGTAGAGTTCCTATATTAGCTTCATTTTTCTTAATCATATCTTTTATTTGAGTGTTGTTTAAAATCGCTGTTTCCATTCCTGGACTTATTACTATTTCTGTTGGAGCATGACCTGATTTTCTTACTCCATCAGTTAAACTTATTAAGTACTCGTATAATTTAGTAGATGTAGATATAGATTGAGTATCTTTAGTAATACCAAAATCAAGACTTGTATATGATCTTTTTGAATCTTTGTACTCAATTTTTCCAGTAGCAATAAGATCAGCCAACATTTTTTCTTCTCTTCTGTTTTTTCTTTCTTTAAGAGCTCCTAATTTCAATGCTCTTATATAATCTGCATTTGTTTTAATGTCTTTAGATGATGTGGCCATGATATTTGCTGGATTTTGATTTGTGTATATAGTTTGTTCATCTATCATATCTGTTTCCCAGATTTGTGCTGGGTCAATGATCTTTTCAGTTACATTTTTTTGAGTGTTAATTGTTGTATTAGGATCTCCTCTTTTACCAAGAGTAGAAATAGACATTCCTTTGTCTTCAGTAACAACTCTTATTTCTGGCATATGAGAAAACTTTTTGTTTTTTCCATATTTTTCAGTAAAGAATAACTTTTCTATCTTTTGTGTTTTATATAACTCAGTTAAAAATTGAAAATCGAAATTTGGCATTTTTATCCCTCCATTTTATTAGTAATTAGTTACTGGAACTCTATCTTCTACAAATATACCTATTGATCTAAGATCAGCTTTTATATCTTCAGTAAGAGTAACTGAATCATCAAATTGATCTGAATAGAATACACCATGAAACATGACTTTTGCTGTTTCTGGGTCTTGATTAGCAACAACATTTTCCATTAAAATTCCTTTGATTGAACCAGAAGAATACTTAGTATATTTATGAGCTGTTGAATCGTATTCAACTAAGGTATAAGCACTTACATCTGCAGTTACATTAAAAGGTACTATAGCTTCTTTTTTCTCTAACATTATTCATCGCCTCCTTGAAGTTTATTGACCCTATTAAGTCTTTCTTCCAGAGATTTTTGATCATTAGGATATGGATCAGAATCATCATTACTCAATTGATTAGTTAAATTACTTTTTTTACCTGGATTAAGTACTTCATCAAATTTTTTCATCATTTCTGGATTTTCTGTTTCTAATACTATCTTTTTAAGTCCTTCAACCTGAGAAGGTAAAGCACCTTTGTTTATATGATCTTTGGCCCATGCTTCAACTTCTGATTCAAATTTCTTTTTATTTGATTCTTTTTCACCTTTTTTAGCCTCTTCCAATTCCTTTTTTAAATCTTTGTTTTCCTCTTCTAATTTCTTGTAAGAATCTTCCAATGCATTAATTCTTTCTTCTAATTTTTTATCCATAGTTTCATCTTCCTCCTCTTCTTTTTTGAATGAAAATAGATTTTGAAAAAATTGTTTAAAATCTTCTTTGAAATCTTCAAATAATATCTTTGATACACCTGGATGAGCTGGTCTGTTTGTTAAAGCTGCTCCTAAGAAAACTGGCCCTACATCTTCACCTGTGTTTTTATCTGAATAGCTATCTGCATATTCAGCAGACATATATTCAAAATGATCTTCATTGATTTTTTTAACTCCGTTATCAAAGAATTCCCATAAAACAAAAAGTCCTTCTTTTCTTGCTTCTAACTTCAAAGCTCTTCCATATTTACCAGAATCATCATTGTGTCTTAGATTTAAAGGTGGCTCATATGTTGGAATACCTTTTTTGAAATTCTCTTCCATTTTTTTAATAAGATCAAAGTTAATATCTACAGTTCCATACCTCTTGTCTGAAAACTTTCTAATAGGTAATACGTTATACCAGACTGTATTTTTACTTTGATCTGGCTTAGTTTCAAGCTTGATAGTATTAAGCATTAGATCACCTCTCTTTATAAATTGACATAAAAAAAGAGCCTTTATATAAAAGGCTCAGCTTACATCTTATTCATTTTTCCATTTATTGAGTAATTTTTCTAATATATCTATATCTTTTTGTCTTTGTATTGCTTGAGGTATTTTCTTAGAATCCCATAAGAATGGTTCAAGATTTTTATTAAGATTCTCTTTGTTTAAAGGCATATCGCTTTTCTCGTATTTAGTTACTACCCTTAATACTGATCTACAATTTATATGTAATGGTGGAGTATTTCTGGCCAAAGATTTTGTATCGTCTTTTTTTATAAACTTTCCCCACCTACTTCTACATATGTTAGTAGTATTTTTATCCAGAACTGCATCAAATTGATAACCAACAACAATATTTGATTTATATGATTCATTTAGAGTGCCAACATTAAAACTTCTTGTAGCTTCTGTTTTTGCTACCATTTTCATTCTATTTTTAGTGAATCTTTTTAGATCACTGGATAATACTCCTAACTGTTTTTTTATATAATCATAACTTTGTTTGTCACTTAAACCTTTTTCAACTGTTTTAGATACTAAATTAGTAACTTTTTCTTTGAAGTTTCTACTCTGTATTCCTGCAAGATCAACTGTATAGTTATTTAAAAACTCTAATGCAGATTTTGAAGGTTTAAAATATGTATCTATAGCTTCATCGACAGTTAGATTTTTAATCAAAGATAATCTCATTAACAACCTTTTATTCGCCAAAAGCATGATCTTGAATATCTCTTTTTCACCATAATAAGGCTCTTCATATTTTTTTATTTTTCTGATTTTTCTTTTTGTTTGGCCAATACTGTTGAAATATCCAAATAGATAAGAGATCAATATGCCTTTTATGAGATATTTGTATAGTTTTTCAGTTTCTATCTTTATTTCATTCTCTATATATTCTTTGAAATCTTCTTTGCTAGACTTTTTGTATTTATTAATAATTTTATCTACATTTTTAGTTATATTATCTATAGTATCCTTTATGATCTCATCAAAGTAATTTAAAGATTCAAGAATATAGCTTTCTGATTTATCAAAAGATTCTGCTGCAGCTTTTATATTCATACTATCACTTACTTGATTTGTTGAGATCCATGTGTTCTCTTACTATATCATTATCTTCAATAGGGTCTATAATACCAGCATTTGTAAGATTTTGAAATACTCTTGAATATTTTTCAAGATCATCTACAGTTAATTGTTTTTTGATTATAAATGAGCCATAACTTTTTACATTGTTGAAGTTATAATCAATTATTTTAGTTACTATTTTATCTATTAACTTATTTGCAGTAAATATAGCAGTTTTCTTTGCTATTTCCAAGAACATTTCAAAATGTATCTTACCTAACTCATATGCTCCACTCTGGCCAACACTAACTAATAACTGCGGTAATAACAATGATCTGTAAATAGAGGTGTTAGCAAAATCAATTGCAGTTTGGAAATTGAAAGAATCTTTAAATTCTAATGCTTTTACTTCATCATCTATTCCAGTTGCCATAGCTCCATTACTATATAAAGCAGCTAACTTATTTAAAAAGGTACTTACATTATCCTTTGTTTTTCCTATTAGCGGAGGAACACCATATTTTTGCCCTCCAAGCAACCAATATCTCATCATATATTTTTTAAATAAAAACCATTTCTTTGCAGCTTCTAATTCTGAATGGCCATAATATCCAGAACCATTTTTTATATAAAATATTTTCTCTTCTGGTATATCGACTTTACCCTGCAACGTAGTTTGAACAAATTGATCTATTTTACTGTTTTTTATTTTTATTGTCATATCTCTGGGATCTAATTTGTTTATCTTTTTCAGATATAATTTTGATTCTTTGATCTCCCATACTAATTCAGATACGGAAAATCCTATCCCTAAATAATCTTTTAGAATATCATCTATTGTAATTGAGAGTGTATCTTGAAGATTTTCAAAATTATCTCTGACAAATTGTTCTATTTTTTTATCTTCGTTCTTGTATTCTCCTAAAAAATTAAGAGATATAGAATTTCTGAAAGTTAATGCACTTTTTACTGCGTCATCATGAAGCATTTCATTTATATCTTCATAAGTCAACTCAGAAAAGTTGAATATCTCTCCATCAAATTGCCAATTATTTATATTAGCTATTTCTGTAGTAAGACTTTTTTTACTCATAAGATCAGCTCCTTAAAAGCCAAATGTATTATTTTGTATCTTTGCAACTTCAACCTCGGTATTCTTTTGAGAATCTAACAGAGATAAAGCTACAGCCATAACAGTATCATCGTGATATCCTTGTTGTGCTTCGAGTTTAAATCCACTTCCAGACTTAAACCTTTTAAAATATCTCATTTCATCTCTAAGATCAATCCAGGATGAAGGTAATAATATATCTTCCTTTTCTGCTAACAATAAAAAATTGTGCAACAATTCTGATTTACTCTTTTGAGAGAAAACAAAACTATTACACGAATTAATTTTTTCAGATACAGGATCACCCACGCCAGTGGCATCAAGATTAACCTGACAATTATATTTACTTTGAAGATCATTTATTATTGATATAACTTCATCATACAATCTTTGATTAAATCTATATTTTTCAACTATTTTATATGGTTTTTCAGTTATATCCATTACCACAATAACTGTATAGTCATTATACTTAGCAATATCTGCTCCAATTTTGTATTTTCTATGTCTATCATATATCTTAGTGATCTTATAATCTTCAAATATTTTTAAAATAAGATCATATTTAAAAAAATTACTATCGTCATCTACAAACTCTCCAAGATATTCTTGCTTCCATACATAACCTGGTACTTCTTTTCTAAGTTTTTCAATCATCATTTTGCTTATAATAGGATTATCATATACAGTACCATGAAACGATTTATTGAAACCTGTCTTATCGCGTAACCCTTTCTGATATTCTTTATAAAAGTAATTCATACCAAAAGGAGTTGATTCTAATACTATTTTTGCATTTGTATCTAATTGCATAGGTTTAACTACTTCATCATAGATTTTATCTTTAATAAATGCAGCTTCAGTAAGATATATATAATGTTTTTTTCTACCTCTCATATATTTACCGTTATATGCAGTTGATCTAAAAGTTATTTCAGATCCATTTTTCAAAAATATAGTTGGAAAAGGACTTATTTTTACTGATTTTAAAAATCCTCTTAAAGCACTTTCTTCTAATGCTTCTGTTAGAACATCGTAATATATTGTAGCCTGATCTAAAGAAGGGCCTGCTATAAGTGTTTTTGTTTTAGGATTCATAACAGCTCTTCTCAAAGCTTTTGCAGAATTTAATTCAGATTTACCAAATCTTCTACCAGCAACATCTACCTCAACCATTGCATCATTCTTCAGTAATTCTTCCTGTTTAGGAGAAAGATTATCATATCCATATAGTAGTTTAGTAAAATAAATAGGATCTTTTAATTTTTCAGCTTGTTTCTTCATCCTCTTCAAGTCCATCTTTATCATCCTCTGCAGCACTCATAAGGTCCATTAATATTTTGAAAGGATCATCTTCATTGCCTCCCTCAAGTTGTTTGTATTCTTCTGAAGCTGAATACCTTACTCCATTAGTAGCTGTGTTGTATAGAGCTTGTATTCCTTTAATAACTTCTGGGTTTATTTTGAGTTTTTTCGTTTTACCTTCTAAAAAATCAGTCAATTGATCTATTATTTTGTCTATTAATGATCTTAATTTATTTGCTAAACTCAAATTTTCTGATCTTTCATGTTTTAAAGAATCTAATCTAGTCAATCCTTCTTTTACTTTTTCCTGGAATAGTTCTTTACTCTCTTGTTGAATTTTTACTCTTTGAACTTCTTTATTGACATTCCAGTGTTTTTTCTTATGAGTGTTTATTGAATTATGAGAAATATTTTCTCCATACTCATCATTTATATAATCTGATATTTTTCTTGCACTCATTCCTTCAGAGAGTAATTTTTCTATCTTATTTCTATATTCAGAATTACACACCTTACATCTCTTATCGTTTATTATAGCCATTTTAGATCACCACACATTAATTTGTCAGTGTTTTGTAAGACTTGTAAGACTTTTGTCAGGGTTGTAAGACTTACAATGTATAACATTAAAAAAAGCACCTTGCTAAAAGCAAGATGCTAATTGATTTTTCTATTTATCTTTGTTTTCATCTAAAAAATCATTAATAATATGATTAATATCGATAATCATTTCATTTACATACTCATAAAGACTTTTTAGTGTGGTTTTACCATCTGGAGATAGATTTTCTTTTAATTTTTTATTATAAATTATACCACTATCATTATAATCGTTATCATAATAAATAACTCCATTATTATTATCTGTATTGATAAAAACAGTAACAAATTTTTCTTTTCGATCTTTTAAATATTTGCTTTCAATATCATAAGGATCCGCATAATCAATTTCTTCAATTATACGTTTCTCTAAAATAAATATCATTTTTTTATCAATAAAAGTATAAAAAACAGTTCCGGGTTTGGTAGTAGGCATTTCACTCTCATAAAAATTTTCAATTATTTTTTTTATTTTTGGACTCATATCATATCTATTGAATTGTTTCCATTCTAATAAATTATTATGAGTTTTTTCAATTATTTTATTAATAAACTCTAATAGTTTTTTTTTATTAATTTTCTCCCACTCCTTTAGATTAATTCTAAATTCACAGATTTTTTTGGTTCTAATTGTAAAAGTATATGAAGCCGACTAACATCTTTTTGCAAATAATATATTTTATTTTTAAGATCTTTCTCATTTTTACTATCAATATTTTTTTCTATAGAATTAATTAATTTATTAATGTCTTTAACTTTTTTATTGAACTCTTTAGATAATATACTATTATAATGATTTATAAAAGTTGCAATATTCTGATCTATTTCTAATAAAATACCCTTAATACTTTGTATAAATTGCTCATAATCAACTTCTTTTTGATAATCATTAGCCTTATAAAAATCTGACAATTTTATTTTTGTAGCATCTAATTCTCTCAAAAAATTCTCTTTTTTCTTTATAAATATTTTTAAATTTTCTGATTTTATTAAAGCATCTTTTTTATCTGATACTTTATATAAAGTAATAGTGGAAATAATTATAGAAAAAAAAGAAATCATCAATCCCAAAACACTAACTATCGAATTACCTAAGTCAGATAAAGGTTTTTTCTTTTCTACTAAGTCAAAATTAATTAAATCAATTCCAAAATATTTTATAATAAATAATATAATAATTATTGAAAAAATAAAGACTATTAAAATAAAAATCCAAATCGGAGTAATTTTTTTACCTTTTTTAAAAAATGAATTAATAAACATAAATAAAAAATTAATAGATATGAATATAATTAATAAAATAATAATACTCAAATGATCCACCTCTATATATTTTATATAAAAAAGAGCCCCTTTAGGCTCTTTATACACGAAATACATTCTATCACAATAATACCATATCAGTGACATATATGTCAATTGAGGTTCAAAATCTTAGAAATTGCCTTATTTTCTATAGTTCTTACTTCTCTCTCTGAGACATTTAATCTTTGAGAAATTTGCTTCCTAGTTTCTCCAATTTCTTTAAAACTTCCCTGATCTAATTCCAAATCAATAAACCTATAAAATATGACAACTCTTTCCTGGAATCTCAAAACTTTCCACCATTTATTTACCTGGGTAATAATATATTTTGCAATAAGAAGTTTTTCTGAAATTCCTTTTTCAAGATCACTATAAAAATCATTAATCATAATATTTTTTGATTCACCAATTTTCTTTTCATACCTAACAGACTTATAACCATATTCTTCTTTGATGTTAAAAAAGTTATCTAAATAAAGATGGATATAATTATTTTCTGCTAAAACAGCTATCGAATGTTTGTATCTTCTACAAATTTCTATGATATCATTTTTTGTGAAATGACTTTTTGATATAAGCTCTTTGAAATTCATATTAATCCTCCTAATGATATAATTTTATTAAGAGGATAGGTCTAAGATATGGGGGTATCTTAGACCATTGAAATATACTTCATTTCTGATATTTTGTCGCTTTCTTTTTCAGCGACAGTTCTTGTTTTACATTTAGTACAAAAACAGCCATCCCAATATTGTGGGTGAGATAACCTTTCTTTATACAGCTTATTCTCATATGCTTCATAAGATTCAGAGGATTCAATAACTTGTTTTATCTTTCGTTTTAATTCTTCATCTATTCTGTAGTATTCTTTAGTAAATCCTCTGTTGGTATATTCATTAATATATCCTAATCTCTTTGCCTGGTTATAAAATTCTTTAAATCTTTTATCTCCTTTTTTACCCATTTTCTTCCATTGTTGCAGGTTAAAAGAAGATATATTTAACTCTTCCAAAATTTCTTTTGTGGTTTTCTTTTTCTTCATAAGATCAATAATCTTAGGTAAAATTACAGAGTATTTGAATTTTCTTCTAATCAAAAGAATCACCTTTTTAAAATAGTTTATTTTGGTTATTATAATTCATGTAAATGATTTCTTTCTTAAAAGTACCTCCCAACGAATAAGAATCAAAATTTTCTTTATTCCAACTTCTTAAATATTTATTATACAAATTATTTTCATAACTCGAGATCATAACTTTTGCATATTTTATCTTGTTTATTATTCTAAGTAATTTTTCATGATCTTCTCTTTCAAATTCATATTTATATACCCTTGATTTTGAATTTCGAGTATTGATTAAATATGGTGGATCTAAATAAATAAAATTACCTGGATAATCATATTCTGAAATTAAATCAAAAACATCACAATTTTCTATTTGTATATTTTTAAGTCTTTCTGAGAACTTTATTATTATTTTGGGTACTTTTGACCATTGATAAGGTCTATTTGGTCCTGTGATTTTCTTTGATCTTCCCCACCCAGGATTTGAACCTGCTGTTTTAGGTCCGAAACTTTGCCACATTCGAACTAAAAACTTTCTTGCCTTTTCAATATCGTTATTAGAAGGTTCAAAACTTCTCATGTATTCCTCTCTTGAGTAGGGAGTTAAGTTGATTAAATCGGATAATCTATTAGGATAATCTATTAGGATAATCTCTTATAACTCGAAATAAATTAACTATTTCATTGTCTTTATCATTAATTGTTTCTATTTTTGATATTGGTTTATTAAAAAGTATTGCTCCGGAACCAAAAAATGGCTCAATATATCCCTTATGTTTGGGCATATTCTTTACAATATCTGGAGCTATCTTCCATTTTGAACCAGGATATCTTAAAACTGAACCATAATATCCCATCATCCCACCTCTATTATTTGATAATCTTCAGAATCTTTATAATGATCTAAACTCTTTTTAATCGGTTTGATTTCGTATCCATGTTCAGAATCATTACTAAAATTTTTCTCTATATAATAATTAATATTTAAAATATCATCTGGAGTATTTTTTGTTTTAAAAATAATGTTCTTATCGTAGTCCATTAATTTTACAAAATAAAAATTATAATCACTCATATGAAGGCTCCAGTTCATCTATTTCATAGTTATATATATAACTCCTTTCCATAAACAAAAAAATTTTTATTCTATCTTTTTCATCAATTATATAAGCATAGTTATAACCATCAGTTTCTGTTTTAATCTCTTCTCTAAGATCAAATAAATCAATAGCCCAAGATTCAACATCAAAATAACTTTCTTCCACCATATTTTGTTCTTTGATATTCTTTTCTATTTTTTCACCAATCCACCAATATAGATCGTCTTCGTAATCTTCTTTTCTTTTTTTAAGATCATCTATATCGATATTCTTATCTTTTAAATATTTCTCAAAATTATTTCTTATCATAAAATCACCTACTAATAAATTTTGTAAATATTGTATATAAACTTTCTATAACAGGAGTTATTGTCATATCCCATGCTTTTGCCATTCCTTCTAATGAATTCAAAACACTTTCTTCTAAAGTTTCCCTAATATCTTTTTTCATAATTTATCTCCTAAATATCCCCGCCCAGCTCGAGGATGAATGCGTATATATATAAAAAGAGGGATATTCACCTCACTTTTATATTAGATTTTTGCTGGGAATTATTTTAAAAATCACCTAATTTAACTATTTTTAATTCAAGCTCAGGATATCTATCTTCAAACATTTTTCTTTTTATTTTGAATTGTTGAGTTTCAAATCCTTTTGTATCTACAACCTCAACATGTTTATCAGCATAAAACACTAAAAAATCAGCCTTATAAGTAATAGGTCTTATATATTTCCCATCTTTATAAAATCCTTCTTGCAAAACGTATTTTGGCTGCAGGTGAAAATGTAGAACATCCCCTAATTTTTTCAGTAATTTTAAATGAGTATAATAATCAGCTTCCAGCATTGAATCAAAAGTAAAACCATCTATTTGAATTTTCTTATTATTTAGTTTATTAGCTCTTGAAGCTTTAACTCTACCTTTTTTAAAAGAATATTTATTCCGAAATTCTTTTGCAGATATATGCTCCATTAAACAAGCTCTCCTTTCTCTTTCTTCAAAATATGATGCATAATAATCAAATATTGTTTTCTGGTTATCTCACCTTTCTTGTAAGCCTTTTCAGCTAACTTCTTTTTGCTCATGTAGCAGAAGCCTCCCATATACTTTTCTTTTCTCCAGATTTTGTAAGTGATTTCAGATATTCTTTTATAATATCTTTTGGCATTTCAAGAAATGTTTTGAGATCACTCAATTCTTTTTCCAACCTGGAAACTCTAATGATATAATAATTAGCCTCATCATCACTTTCAGCAAGATCAAGTCTGTCATACAACTTAATCATTAGCTTTTCTTTTTCCTCTAACTCTTTTTTCATTAGCTCTTCAGCTTTCAAAAGATAAGCTTCAATTCTTTTATCTCGCATTTGATATCACCGCTTTTTCTTGGTTTAAAAATATCTGTTCTGCATCTTTTTTATTTTTTGCAGCAATGAGAGAGTAACTATCAAAATATTTTCTTTTTTCAATAACTGCTTTTGCAAAGGTTATTGCATAATTTTTATTATTAAAACCATTAGACATGATTTTTGCTTTTCCTTTGAAGAACACTATAAAATAATTAAGCATTTTTATCCCTTCTTTCGTAAAATAGAATTCTTTTTTCAAGATCATCAATTCTTCTTTTGAGATTTTTATTTTCTTCAATAGTCCTGGCATATTTCATTCTCAATCTCTTTGATTCAATCAACAAACTTTCCAATTTATTCACCAAGTCTTGCATGTCAAACACCAGCTTTAATTAACTTATTCATTTCTTTTGCAATTCTTCCAAAACCCTTAGAAGTTATATAAATTCTGGTATATGCTTTTTCTTCTCCCATTTTTTTGAATGATCTGGTTTTAACTTCAAAAAGTTTTTGATCAATATAATCTTGTTTAGGTATCCATCTTCCATTATCTCTGAAGAAATAATGATTATCCCCAAGCCATTTAAACATTCTGTTTTGTCCTGTTCCTAAAACTTGAGCAGCTTCTCTAATTGTCATAAGCCCTTTTGAATTAATAGTTTTATCATAAATCAATGCTTTAGGCTCTAACTGCTTATTTTTATTTTCAAGTTTTTCTTTTTCTTCTTTTTCTTTCTTTAATTGAGTTGCTAATTGTATAATAAAATCTGGATCATTGATTGTTTTTTCTATCGTTTCAGAAGTCATATAAGCCCCAGTTTTTCTAATTGAAGGTATTACTTCACTTGTAATCCATCTTTTAAATTGTTTCGCCTTAGGCAATTTAGAATTTAAGATCAAGCTATATAGACCAGATTCATTAATAACTATCATTTGTCTCTTTTGAACACCATCATGAACAAATATAGTTTCTCTATCTTCTGTATCAACATGCCTTTTAATATCTCGACTACCGTTTTGGTACTCCAGGATATCAACAATATCTTTACCAATCCACCAATTTTCATCATTCCTTACCATCATTCTTACTTTCCCAAAATCATCATTATTGAATATTTTTAAATCATTCATATTTTTATCCTCCTAATCCCATAAAGAGTTCAGCTTATTAGCTTTTTTAAGTCTATAGTCTTTCCCTTGTATTCTCTGAAAAGATTTTGTAGGGAGCATTTTCAAAAGCCTTGAACTACTTCTTTTATCTAGATAAGATTCTTCTTTTCCAGTATTTAAAATTTGTTCCGGAGCAAAATTTGATGTAATAATTATCCCCTTATAACCAGAGTCATGAACATTAATAATAATTCTTCTGTAAGCTTCAAGAACCCAATCATAATTTTGTTTTGAGCCAAGATCATCAATAAAGATAACATCAGCTTCTTCAAGTTTATACGCTTTCTCCTGGGCTGCGTTTATAGTCTGCAAATCTTTGAAGCTATCAAAAATACCAATCTTATAACCTCGTTGAGCTATTTCCTTAATTACTGTATAAGCCAATCTTGTTTTTCCAGTACCGTAGTTCCCATAAAAAAACAACCCTATATTATTCTTAAATAATTGTTTATTTATATATAATTTAGCTTTTCTAATAGCCATTTTTAAATCTTCACTTACAAGGTCAAAAGATTCAAAAGAAACATTATGAAACTCTGCTGGTGCAAGAGATAAAAACTCATTCATTCCCTTGTTATAATCAAGCCATTTAGAACACATAACAACATCTTTGTTCACCTGTCTCATGCCCTGATAAGGACATTTTGAAGGCATAGTACAATCACAACCTTGTTGTAAGCTATTGTTCTTGCTATTGTATGTTTGCTTTGGTTGGGTCAAATTCTTTCTGATAGTAGTCTTCTGTTGGTCCTCTAAAGAATTCAGATCTTTTGTTTTTGGCATTATTCACACCTCCATATTTTTGAGGTTTATCAGGTGGAACTATGAGTTCATTGAGATAATTTTCAAAGTTAGAAGCTCTAAAAAGAGTGATAGGCCTTAAATACTTCTGCATTTTTGTATTTAGCCATTCTTCTGTTTTTTTGTCTATAACCTTCTTAAAATCATTTAATTCAAAACCATCTTTAAGCAAACTCTTAATCATAATTCTCGTTTTACTGGTAGATGATCTGAAATTAGAATCAACTTTTTTGTTGAGATAATCAATAATTTCATCAATGATCTCATTAGTTTTTTCTCTTTTCTTTTCATTCACATCAAACAACTCGACAATATCATTTGTATTATTATTACTTTGTATATATTCTTGTTCTGTATATTTATTATTTTGTAGTCTTCGATTATCCACTAGTGGATTTTCTACATGTTGATTTTCAACATCTGGATAATCGCATTCTGGATAGTCCACATTTCGATTTTCGCAATCTGGGTTATCGTTATCAATTTCTTTTTCAGAGCTTGTTTCTTCTGAATTTTCATTTTCTAATACTTCTTGTTCATCTTCAATAGGAATCTCATCAAATATATACTCCCATTTGATGATCTTTCCTTTGTGATCTCTTATAGAAATCTTTTTAAAATACTTCTTTTCTTCAAGTTCTTTAATACCTGTTCTGAGAGCAGCTGCTCCATCTGTAGCTCTATTTTTTAAATCTTCCATAGATAATTTCCAATTTTCTGGCAAACTCATTAAATAAAGTAAAATTCCTTTAGCTTTCCAGGATAAATCTTTTCTATTTACAAATTGCTTATCTACTACAACGAAAGGTCTTTTTCTTTCTGAATCTTTTCTCCTGCTGAAGTACATTCAAACTCCCCCTTGCATTTATTTACAAAATCTCTAGCGTTATTATAGTTTTTAAAAATTGCTTTAAATTCTTTAGGTCTATCATTTCCTAAACCAAGAGGTTTTATCTTTAAATCTGTGGTTACAAGATATCTAATCATAGAACACTCTCCTTTGTTTTTTAGTAGAAAGAATCATTCGATATCGCCTGGTGTCATCAAGTCAACTCGGAGGGTCAAATGACGATACCGAAATCATCTCTTTATGGGGTTTGGGGTTTACCAGGGGTAACTGGTGCATTACTTACTTCTTGTGTGCTAATTTTATTTAAAAATTCTGTAAATTCACTACTTAATTCATCTATTGTGTTATAATTTAAATGTAGATTGAGGTTTATTGATTTCACAGTCAAAAAGAGCCTTAGTTTTTCTGAAATGAAGTTGGCATCTCTCGCTAAAGTTCTGTCAACTTCGTTTTCTTTTTTTATATAGCCCATATTTTTCTTCCTCCTCCCACAATGCTAATCTGAGTGCTTGTTTATCTTTGTTATTCTTCTTAATTCTTAGTATTTTAAACTTTCTATACGGTCCACCTACATCAAAGAATTTCAAAACTCCATTACTTTTTCTGTTAGAAATGTTTATTTGTTTTATAAGACTTTCAAGCTGAAAAAAATATTTGTCTTGCTCGTTATCTATAGAATTAATTGTTTTTTCAATATAAATCAAAATATTTTTATAAGCTTTGTTTTCTTCGTTCTTTATATAATCTTTGATCATAGCTTTTAAATCATCTTCTATCTCTTCCGCTGCAAAATGCAAATTCAAAATTCTAATAATACTAAAAGCGTTTGAAATAGTGTCACAGTTCTCTTCAACAGGTTTAAAAATCATAACTCTTTCTACTCTTTCCAGGTATTTACTAAGTCTAAAGTTATCTTTTTTGATATGAACAAAATAACTTCTAACAAGTTTCACCGCTTTATCCTGTAATTCATCTATTCTCTTTATTTCATGAAGTATAAAATCAAGTTTGTTTTTAAAAAACGGATCATTAAAATAAGTTTTTGCAGTATCTATATATTCTTTCAAATCATCTTCTTTGAACTCCAAATCCTCATAAGCTTTGAGAATATCCAAGCATGTTTCTGCTTTGATATAACTCATTCTGTCTTCTGACAAAACTTTTTCTTTTGTATTTGCTGGTAGAGTTACCATTTTCGCCTTATGCATTAGCCACCTCCTGAGCGTTTTCTTTTTCTTCTGAATGTAATTCTTCATAAACTTGCGTAAATCTTTCAGCATTTAGCTTGAGTAACGTGTGAAGAGCTTCTTTTCTTAAACCATGGTTTTCTTTTTTGTTTTTCAAAATATCTTCAGCAACAAAAATAAAATTCTTACCTTTAAACATCTTTATTGTTTTTAAAGCTGCTTTTCTAATAGTTGCACTATACATATTGTTAGCTACTATCTCTGCAAGTTCTGGGATCATGTTTTCTAATTTAAGTTTTTTGATGATCTTAATAGCAAAAGCTATTCTTTTTGAGTCTTTTGAATTTAAAAAGTCATGCACATATTGAGTCAATTCATAATCCTGGTAATGCAATAAATAATCTCCAGCAGAAAGAATAATGTCATCATCATTCACTTTCATAAATTCTCTTGCATTCTCAACATAGTTCATATTGTCTTTCTTCTTATTCACAAAGAAAAACAGTTTGATGAGCTTTGGATCTTTTGATTCTAAATAGTTAGCTAATTCATCATCTAAAGCTTTGATTTCAATCTTTAAAAGAATTCTTGCTATTTTGTCTAAAACGTCGCTATCGCTTTCGTTTTTGATAATTTTCTTGCAAAAACCAACCAGGTCATCTTGTTGTAGAAATTTAAAAAATTTTATAAGAGTCATTTTAGTTGTTTTGTTTACTTTGAAAAATGTATCTGAAATAACTTTGAACAGTTTCTCTGAATCTGAATTCTCTAAAAACAAAAATAATGAATCTGTTTTAATCTTTGCACTTGCTGAGCTCAACAAAATTGATCTGATATCTTTAATACCTTTAATAAACTTCTGAATATATGTATAAGGGTCGTCTTTAAAAATGTTTGAAATCTTTTCTTTTTCTTCCGGATATAATTCAACATATTTTTTAAGAAATTCATACCTAACACTACCGCTGCTATCCTTAATCGCTTTATCCTTTATTTCATCTGTAAGATATTCATTTGAGATGATCTCGTTGATTGCAGCTTTTCTTAATTTATGGCTAAAATCATTGAACTTTTTAAACAAAAACCTTCTCTTTTTTTCTTCATCTAAGGTATTCATCTTCTTAGAAATAAATTTATAAGCAGCTGTTCTAACTCTTTCACTTGGATCATTAATCAAATCAATGATGTTGTTATTCAAATCATAATTTAATCTTTCAAGATTTTTTAAAGCTGCAGCTTTAAGCTCTGGATAAGGAGCATCTAAAAATTGCAAGTGTTTTTTAACCTCTTCAGTATAAATTTCTTTTTCCATGTCATTAAATTGTTGAATTATTCCTTCTTTCATAAGACTCACTCCTTTCTAAGTGGTTTCAACCTTTTCTTTCGTTTTCTCAGATTTCTTTTTTTCCTCTTCTTGCTTTTTCCATTTCTCTTTCATCTTCTCTTCTAATTTCCCAGAACGTATAAGATATCCTGCGACAGCTTCCTCAGGTGTAACTCTATGCATATAATCACTCCTTTATAAGATCAAGAATTATGTAAGTTTTAATTTTAATCCTTCCATTTGTTGAAAGAATTTTTTAATAAAATAAGTTTGCCCTTTTCCAGTTACTAATGGTGTTTTATTAATACTGATTTTACCGTTTGAATGGGTTATAGTATTTTCTTTTATTCTAAATAAACCCATGTTCATAGCTTTTTGAGTAGGAGAATTATAGTCTCTCCCTCTTTGTTTTATGAGATATCCATTTTCCCTCATCCATACAAAAAGTCTTTTTTCTCCGATATCTATCCCATTACCTTTTAATATTTTTGCTAAATCTCTTATTAGAATAGTACTTTCTGAAGCAAAAACACTATCTGCAAACATTGCTTTTGGTCTTGCTACTTCTAATTCATAAGATAATTTATCTACTTTCTTATTTGCTATCTCAAGAGCTCTTTTCATTATCATCTCTGGACTATTCCATGCTTTTTCTACCTCGATAAAATATTTTCTCGCCATTTTACCTTTACGGCTTCTTTGAATCATTGCTATTTCTTTTGCCATATCTATTTTCATTGCATAATCTTTTGTTGGTTGATTGTTTAAGGGGTGGTCAAAAATGACCGGGGTATAATCTTCATTTTCTTCAAAACCATAACCACACATCCTTGGAAACCAATGCCTAAAATCAGTTCTTATTTCCAAAAATTCATGTAAATCCCTTGCACTTACTAAAACTTCACCATTTTCATTTTCTTTCAGGGGTATAATTTGTTGATTTTTAAATAAATCTAAATTGTTCATATTTATTCCTCCTTGTATCAAGTATTGAAAAAAACTATAAAATTAATAAGATCATAAAAACTATTTAGCAGTTAAAATAGGAGATTTTCTTTTTTTGAATTCTGGAAATACTTCTTCAAGAGGAACATTCAAAACAAAAGCAATTCTATCTGCTAAAAAATATGAAACACCTCTATTTCCTTTTTCCAGATAATAAAGCATTGTAGAAGAAATTCCTGTAGCTGTTACAAGTTCATCTCTCGTCATTTTTGCTTTTAATCTGTATTGCTTTAAATTATTATCAAAATTTTTCATATAATCACCACCTTATTGATTAAATAGCTTTTTCTTTTTCAACGGTTTCTTCTTGATACTCTATTAAATCCTCTATTTTTACATTTAATACTTTTGCTATTTTAGTTAGTGTCAATATCGAAGGAATAGTTTTATTATTTTCAATATCGCTAATAGAGGATTGAGGTACTTTTGATAATTCACTTAATTCATTCTGAGTGAGCTTTTTTTTAATTCTTATTTCTTTTAATTTAATCATAATAACGAACCTCCTTTTTGTAGTTTCGTAATAACGATATTATTATATCGTATTTCCGATATATTTAAAATAAATAAAACGTAAATTCTTAATTACGATTTGTTTGACATAATATCGTAAATTCGATAAAATGTTATTTGAGGTGAAAAAATGAATATTGGGGAAAAAATAAGAACCTTACGTGAGCAATTGAATATTGACCAAAAAGAGTTTGCGAAACGTACAGGTATTGGTCAATCATCTTTATCTGAAATAGAAGGTAATAAAAGACAATCTATAAGATCAGATATTTTATTAAAAATTGCTATAACCCTTAACGTTTCAGCAGACTACTTATTGGGACTAACAGACAATCCGTTGAACGAAAACAACGAAATGCCTGATTTCATAAAAAACAAACTAAACAAACTAGAAAACTTAGAAACACAAAATCTACCAGATAAATTAGAATCAATAGCTAAAGAACTACTGGACTTATCAAAAAAACTTAAAAATCTTTGAATAATGGTTGAATTCTAGAGGGAAAATATCCATAGCCTTTATAATAAATGGCTTAAAGCCAAAAATTATGGAGGTATTAGTATGAGTAAAGTATTAATTTTGTTACCAGATCAAGAAAAATTTGATTTTAATGAGAGTTATCTTAAAGAAAACCTTGGTTTTGTTAAAGGAATAACAACAGATACTCCTCAAATGCAAATCTATGAAAATCGTTTTATAATGAATGGTAGTTTTAAAAACATAGGATTCTCAGGAAATCTATATTCTTTCCTATTAAAAAATATAGATGTTGCCTTGAACCACCATTTATTGAAAGAAAAAGATAAAAATAATTATGAAATTCTTTCAAAATCTCTTAATGAAGAACAAAAAATTGATTTATATAAAAACATAATAAAAAACAAACTAAAAAATTCAAACTTTATACTTTTTGTTATTGATACAGATCAAATATTTATTCAAAGTGAATAGTAACTTTTCCAGTAACTAACTTATTGATAACATTACCTATATTAAGCTCATTAGAATTGCTTTCAATCCTAAAATCGATTGATGATTTATCATGAAACTTCATTTGAGCTTTAATACAATCTAAAACAGAATCTAATGAATTTGTATCAATAGAAAAACCATTATTCATTGATTTACCATTAATATTTGCCATAAAATCACATCCTTTTATTGGAGGAATATTCTTGAAAAACGAATTATCATTAATCGAAATAGAATCAACTATAGAAAAATTTGAATTAGTTATAAATGGTATTATGAATTCATCATGGGAATCTGGAATAAACCATATAGTTGCATTACACGACTTTTTAAATAGAGATAGAGTTATAAAATATATGTTTGAACTTACAGAAAAAATATAGAAAATGACAAAACAGATATAAATAGCTGGTTAAATGAAGTAAAGCATATGGCAATAGGAATTAAAAATAACTTTATTTTACCTGATAAAATGCCAAATAGAATTATCTTGATTTATGAATATATCAATGAATCAAAAAAAGATCCTAACAAAATAGATAAAGTTATGACTTCTTATTCAGATAATGATTTTGAAACATGCTGGAATAAATTTGTTAATGATATTTTCTATCGTTTTTATATTGATATAAAATGTTTATTAATTGATTTAAAAACAGATGCCTTACACAATAATCAAAAAGTTGATGAGAAAACAATAATTAACTATATATTTGACAGCAACGTTCAAAATATTCATAGTGAGAAAATGGAAAATAACGAATTTAAACAAAATTAATGATTATATGTTCTTTTGTTATTTCAAGATCTTTTATTTCAAAACCATTTTTTTGAAAAAGACTATAAATAAACTCTTTTCTTTTTTCTAAATTGTCAATATTTATTTCTTGGTTTAAAGATTTTGCAATTCTTTTTAAATCAATCTTTGCTTTAAACTCAACAGAAACATCAGATTTCAATAAATGAAACCTTTCAAAAAAATTAGAAAAAGTTTCATTCAATGAATCTTCAAGATTTTTATCTGGGTGTGCAGTTTTATAAGAATTAATTGTCATATAATTCAACTCCTGGAGGTTTAATAAAATGGATAATCACGAAAATAGTTGCAACGCACATAATAGTATCAATAATAATTTCCATAATGATCAAGAGAATTATTATGGGAATAATAATAACATTCAAAAAATCAATGCTAATAAAATTGAAAATAGTAGTTTTACTCAAAATAATATTTCAAGTGATAACGATATAAACGAACTTTTCAATAAACTAAAAGAAGAATTTAGTAAATTACCTGAATCTGATATAAAAGATGATGCTGAATATAGAATTAAAGAGTTAGAAGAACAAATTCAAGAACCTAAAGAATCAAAATTAAAGAAAATTAAAAAATGGTTTGTTGATCATAGACAAGTTTTGGCAGGAATGACTTCAATTGTTTTACAAATAATAAGTATGTTGCAATAGTTTTGTATCATCCTTTAATAAAAAACATAAAATATATTTATTCCTGGAAAAATCTTTTCTTCTCTTTTTTGAGGAGACCAGGAAGAGAATCATAAACATTCTTAACAGCAATCAAATCAGACTCTTTATAAAAAACATAATTACCAGCCTTTTTCATAAAAGGTTTAAGCTTAGTAGCCTTGACAACACTTATAAAAGTTCTATAATCTAATTTATTGTTTTTAGAAAACTCTCTAACAGACATAAGAGACTCGATTTTACTCACAAGATCACATCCTTATTTTTTGACCCTAAAGGGGGTGTTTCTGATTAAAGGAGGTATAATTATCAAACCTTTTAATATCCTTACAATTAGTAAATTATGTAGTGGAAAAGTCCCAGATTGGAGTAGAATACTTAAAGATATTAAAAATACAGTACAATATGGTTCAAAGTGGAAAACTCCATTCATATATGGTGTGAAAAAGTATATAAACGGAACTTCAAAAGAAGAAGTTAAAAATTATATTAATAGCATGAACCATAAACCAGATGTCTTGAAAGCCAACGTTGATAGTTTTGATTATTTTCTCGAATTTTTAAAGCTTACTAATATTGATAAAAACAATTTATACTTCAAAAACATGACCTACAAAGAAGATAATAATTTAGTTATAGTTGCTAAAAATATTCTTATAGACAAAGAAAGTAATAGAATGTTTTTGTTGAATAACACTAAATCAAAATTAAAAGATGATCAGATCGATTTTCTTTTGTCTTTTATTATTAAAAATTCAATAGAAAATGAATATAAACCAAAAGATATTTTTTATGTTGACTTAAAAGACTCTAAAGGTAATATGAATATTGAATTAGAAAACAGAAAAAACTATAAAAGAGCATTTAATGAGGTTATTAAAACTGCTAAGTTTTTTAAAGAACAAATTGAAGTACATAATAAAGCTGAATTATATGATCAATATTATTCCGAATATGATGAAGATTCTGATGAAGAATCAGCTGTTTCTTTTTGATCCATATCCTTTATTAACTCTGTAAATTCAGCTCGAAATTCTTTTACTTCTTTATAAACATCATTCATAGTAATGGAAGAATTATTCTTATTTATCTTTTTGAGTACCTTTAAAGCATTTTGTTGATTTTTTATATAATCAGACAATTTTTCTTTAGGATCGTGAAACATAAATATTTTGTTCAAAACAAACATTTCTTGTAATGAAATAGTATTTTCCACAATATCAACTCCTTTTTATGATGTCAAGGGTAGGAGTCGAACCTACAATTAATAGAATCACATGGCCGGCAAGTTCTATCGCCTTTTTCCAATTTGGCTACCTCGACTTGTATTTAAGTTATTTTGTTTTCAAAAATACATTAGTTATGATACGTAATTTCACTTACTTTATATATTTGGTTGTCTGATTTTTAAAATCAAACTACACCTTTTTACAGTTTATTAAAGAGGATTATTTTTGTTTACATCGTGAAATCTTATTGTACGACACATAATAGTAAAATTAACATAAGTTAGTATAATTACCCATTTTGTCGAGAGGTGGTTTAATGAAACTTAATCCTGAAAGATTCAATATAGCTCTAATTAAAAGTGGATATACTCAAAAAGAATTAGCTAAAAAAATAGGGGTTTCAAGACCACAAGTTTCTCGCTATAAAAATGGGTATGATAATCCTTCAAATGAAAATTTAAAAAAAATAGCAGATGCTTTAGATACAACTGTTGAGTATCTAACTGGTTATGAAGATAAAAAAGTGGCAAAGGTCGGAAATGTGAGTTTTTATGAGAAGCCAGTGATAAAGGGAGCATATTTCGAAGATGGAATGCTACAATTAGAAGAGATCAAAAAAATAACATTACCAGATATAGAAGGTTGTGATTTTATTGTTGCAGTAGAAGACAATGAAATGGCACCAAAAATAAAAAAAGATGATTTAGCTTTGTTTACTTCAACAAAGAATTTCAAAAAAAATGATATTGTCTATGTATATTTAGATAATGAAGCAAAAATAAGGCGAGCTTTACCAATAAATGATAAAGAAGTCTTATTCCAAACTATAGATACTGAAAAACAAGATATTTCAAAAGATTATAAAATAATAGGAAGATTTATAGGGGTAATAAGAATGGAGTCCTAATTGGGGCTCCATTTTTTAATTAATATATCAAGTGTTATACGAATTAAGGGTTATTAAATAATCAATATATAGGAGGGATATTTGAAGTGAGTACTTTTTCAGAAAGGAACGGATTTGTTAAAAAGAAAAAAATAAAAAATGATATAACGAAAAAATTAAAGACAAGAATTTCCAATTCTATCAACATTATTTTGCACAGTATTGATAAAAATAATCTTTATTATTTGATAGTAAATATATACAGGAATTTTTTAGAAGAAGATTTATCAGATTTTGATTTATTTTTGATAGTGGATAATTTTTACTATGATTCAAGTTTATATAATTATAATTTATTCACAATAGATATTAACAAATTGAATATGAATAAAATGACCACTTTAATTATGGAATATTATAAACAGATAGAAGAATGGTATATAATATTTGATTTTATAGAATTCTTATTGAAAACTAATAATATTTCTGAAAAATTAAAATCTGATTTAATTGTTATGATTAATGATGATTTTAAAAAGCATAACGCTCAATATAATATTATTAACAAATCAATCGTTCCATTAAACAATAAGAATGAAATAAATGAAATTGAACAAGCTTTAAATTTAGATGATGAATTTTTAAATGTAAAAATATTAATTAACAAATCATTAGAATTATTATCAAATAGAGAAAATCCTGACTACGAAAATTCTATTAAAGAAGCTATAGGTGCAGTAGAATCTTTATCAATGATACTTACTGGGGAAAAAGAATCTTTAGGTAAATTAACAAACAAATTAAAAGTTCACCCTGCATTTAAAGGAGCCTTAAATAAATTGTTTGGATGGACTTCAGCAGATGGAAACATTAGACATGGAAGTTCAGAAAAGCCATCAAGAGAATACTACAATGAAGCTAAGTTTATGATAGTTACTTGCTCAGCTTACATAAACTATATTATTGCAGAACACGCTGAGGGTAATATATAAAATAATTAATAGAGGTGTTAGTATGAAAAAATTAGGAACTTTCATAGGATATATAATCGCAGTTATGCTTGTTATAATGTTTTT